ATGAATCTTATTGTAAATGCAGATAAGAACTGGGGAATTGGAAAGAACAATGAACTTTTAGTCCATATTCCAAATGATATGAAGATGTTTCGTCAGATGACAACAGGAAAAGTCGTTGTCATGGGAAGAAAAACATTAGAAAGCTTTCCAAATGGAATGCCGCTTCCAAAGAGAACGAATATTGTATTAACGCATGATAAAGACTACGATGCAAAAGGAGCGATCGTAGTTGGAAGTAAAGAAGAATTGTTAGATGAGCTGGAAGAATATAAGGACGAAGATATTTTTATCATCGGTGGAGAAAGCATTTACCGCATGATGCTTCCTTATTGTGATACAGCTTATGTTACAAGAACAGACTTTGCATATGATGCAGATACTTATTTTCCAGATCTGGATGAGATGCCAGAGTGGAAACTTGTGAAAGAGAGTGAAGAAGAGACTTACTTTGATATTGAATATCAATTTCTTGTATATCAAAAATAATTCACTCTTTCAATGAATATTTTAAATATCAACTGCCCCGGGACCCATTCGCATTCTCACGTAGCTGTACTAAGCTCATGAATGATCTTACGATCATCCATTCGCTAAGTGCAGACGTGTTCATACGGTCCCGGGGCAGTTGATATTTAAAATATTTTAGCTGTAGGTTATTAGCAGAAGCAAGGTATGGAGTGTGGGGCTTTGGAATATATGTTATAATGAAACCGATTAAGATAAATGATTGAAGTTTTGGAAAGGATGAGAATAAATGAATCGATCAAAATTGAAATTAACTACGATACTTGCATTGACAGCATTTACAGTTGCTGTGATTCCAGTTTGTTTACAGAGAAAATCTGCGAATGCAGCTTCGAAATATACTTATAAAAAAGGCTTTACTTATGGGAAGATTTCTCCGAATATTGAAAAGAGGATCACGGGAAAATCTTATCGAAAGAATAAGAATGTTAAGTTGTCTGATTTAAGATATGTACAGGTTCTTCATTATGGTTTTGATGGGAAGGTAAAAGAGGGTGAGTTGATCGTTAACAAGAAGATCGCGAAGAAAACGGTCAAGGTCTTTTATGCTCTTTATCAGAAGAGGTACAGAATTGAGAGAATGAGACTGATTGATGATTATGGTGCGAATGATGAGAAGTCTATGGCTGCAAATAATACCTCTGCGTTTAATTATCGTGTGATCAGTGGAACGACAAAACTTTCCAACCATTCTTATGGAATGGCTATCGATATCAATCCAAGGATCAATCCGTGGGTCAAAGGAAATAAGGTATCACCGGCAAATGGTAAGGTGTATAAACAGAGAAAGACGTCAAAATGTAAAGGAAAATATAAAAGATATATGATCCATAAGAATGACACAGCTTATAAGATCTTTAAGAAATATGGATTCAGCTGGGGTGGTGAGTGGAGAAGCTCTAAGGATTATCAGCATTTCGAAGTGAATAAATAGAAATGATTAACTATTGATTCTGGAAGGTTGTTGGCTATAACATGTATTGGTTTAAAGATTTAACATAATTGAACTGCGAATATATGTTTATCAATATATAATTAATAAAAGAAAGGAGGCAGTAGGAAGAGATGAAGAATCTAAATATTCCTGTTGGGATTTCGGATTTTGAGAGAATTCGAGAGTTGAATTATTATTATGTGGACAAGACCGGATTGATCAAGACGTTGTTACAGGGTGAGATGGATCAGGTGACGTTGATTACGCGGCCTAGGCGGTTTGGAAAAACGATGGCGATGAATATGTTGAACAGTTTTTTGGATATCAGGAAAGATAGCAGACATTTGTTTAAAGGACTTGAGATATCTGATGAGGTCGAGATTTGTGAGAAATGGATGAATCAGTATCCGACATTATTTTTGTCTTTTAAGGATGTAGATGGAACTACATTTGAGAATGCGTTTAATTTTTTGAAATTTATTATATCTGAAGCATGTAAACAACATGTATACTTGTTGGATAGTGATGAGATAGATGAAGGGGATAAACTGGTATTTCAAAAATTAAAGACTTGTAGTGCAAGTATGATGGAAATTCAAAGTTGTATATTAAGAATTACCAATATGCTGAAAAGTTATTATAAAAAGCCAGTGATCCTTTTAATTGATGAATATGATGTTCCAATTGCAAAAGCAAGTAGTAATGGTTACTACAAAGAGATGTTAGAAATTATGAAAGGTTTGCTTAGTACAGCCTTAAAAGATAATTCCTCATTAAAGTTTGCAGTCATCACAGGATGCCTAAAGATTGCCAAAGAAAGTATTTTCACTGGAACAAATAACTTTGTATCAGATACGATTTCATCCACAAGATACAATGAATATTATGGATTTACACAACAGGATGTAGATAAGCTTTTAGCAGATGCGGAGATTGAAGAGAAAGCGGAGCTGATTAAAGAATGGTATGATGGATATAATTTTGGAGAGTTTGAAGTATATTGTCCATGGGATGTCATGAATTATCTAAGAGATCTTCAAAATGATCTGAATGCAAGACCAGTCAGCTACTGGAAGAATACCAGTGATAATGCGATCATTCGCTCCTTTATTGATTATACGGGAGCTGCTATACGAAAAAAACTAGAAGTATTGATCGCAGGTGGAAGCATCTGCCAGAAAATAGAAGAAGACCTCACATATGATTATCTACATTCATCAGAAGATAATTTATGGAGTATTCTCTATCTTACTGGATATCTTACAAAAGTCGGAGAACGTGATAAGGATGGTCAGATAGAATTAAGAATTCCAAACAAAGAAGTAAAAGAAATTTTCGAATCAACCGTAAGGAAATGGTTTGAAGACAGTGCAAGAGTTACGAATCGGAAAGATTTATTTGATGCAGTGTGGAACAAAGATGCGGATAAGGCAACAAAAGAAATCAGCACATTACTGCGAATGACGATCAGTTATTATGATTACCGAGAAAATTTCTATCATGCATTTCTTGCAGGAATCTTTGCAGGAGCAGGTTATAGTGTAGAGTCGAATAGAGAGCATGGAGAAGGACGAAGTGATATTGTAATCTACAATGATGTAACAGGACAAGTTGCAGTATTTGAAGCAAAGTATTCAAGGAAATTAGAAGATTTGGAAAAAGACTGTCAAAAGGCGTTAGATCAGATCAACACAAAGATGTATGCAAAAGAGTTTGAAGATGCTTATGAGGAAGTATTGTGTTATGGAATTGCTTTTTATAAAAAGCGGTGTTTGGTGAAGAGTAAATAGAATAAGAAATGAAAAAAAGCTCCACAAGGATGAACTTTGTGGGGCTTTTGGTGTATCTAAGATTTCAATTCAACTCCGCAATCCGACTAACCCCAACATAGATCTCACTGATCTTATACCAAGTAGGGTAATCAACAATTCCTGTCTGTGGCAGTCCAAAAATATTCTGGAATTTCCGAACAGCATTCGCAGTAGATTCTCCATAAACACCATCCACAGCGATCGTAGGCAGAGAAGGATAATCTTTAGCAATACGATTCAATTGTTGTTGTATTTGTCGAACCTTATCTCCTCTGCTGCCGATCGTCAGATCATATCCCGGCCAGGAAGAAGGAATTCCTGAAATCTGTTCTGCGGTATTGATGTACATACTCTCTCCATAATAATATCTCAAGATCTCAATCGGAGCATATCCCTGATCACCTAAGTATTTAGAACCCCACTGTGTCATCCATTCTGCAAGTGCGTATAAAGTAAATAAGAAAAGACTAAAAATTATGTAGCTATATGAATTAAGTATAGCACAAAAAATACTTTTGTGATAACATATCAATGTTGTCGCACCCAATCTGGCAACAGAAAGGGGGTTTCAGCTTGGAAAATTTGCTATCATTTATTATGTCTGTATTGGCTAGTGTAGTTGCCTACTACCTATGCAAATGGTTAGACAGGCATAAATAGCGTACAACCTAACCGTGGATCTTGTCCCATTATAGACAAGAAAAAACCCCAGTATTGCCGTACTGAGGTTTTTTCTTTTTTTGTTTCAACTTGAAACATTGCTATCATTTTGCCTACTGGCATTATAGCATATGTATCTCGGAAAAACAATATACATGATTTCTAAAAAATATCTCAATGATCTAATCTTCTTTTATGTAATAGTGAAAATCTAATGTTTTATTCTCTTTGTCAAATACAATTTTTTTCACGATCGAACGGATTGCAGCTTGCTTTTCATCCTTACTGCATTGATCAGATACCAGTATATCATAAACACCGCGAATTTTATTGGGAAGTTCGTTAGATTCCTTTTCCGTTTTGTTATGATCCTGTGATTGCTGAAGAAGAAACTCACGTTCTTTTTGAATTTCTTCCTTGTTAGCCTTATATTCTGCCAAAGAATCAATACCATTCAAATATGCTTCTTTAATTCGTGCTTCTCTGGTAGCCAAACGTTTCAACTGAACATCTAGGATATCCTGTTGATTTTCAACAACCTTTTCTATACGTTCGCACTCTATGTAAGATTTACTCATATCTTCTTTCAAGACATTTAAAACCAATGGAACAAGCTTCTTTTCAGAAATTCCATGAGAAACCAGGCATTTTCCTTTAAGGTATTTGTAGCATTGAAAATTAATGTAGGTGCGATCATGACGGTATTGCACAGATGTAGAAAGAGAAGCGCCGCAGGAAGAACACTTAACAAGACCGGACAGCCAATGTCGATGCTTTGATACAGGTTTTCCGTTTTTAGGACGATACTCATTTTTTAAACGTTCGTTTGCCCGATCCCAAAGTTCTTCAGACACAATTATAGGAACTAGTGGAGATTTTACAATAATCCATTCGCTTTCATCATTAACAACACGTGTAGTACCATTTGCATAGTTCCATCTAAGATATCCTTTATAGATCGGATTTTGGATAATATATCTAATTGTGCGAGTTTCAAAGGCTCCACCCTTCTTAGTTTTATAGCCTAAGCGATTCAAATGACGTGCGATTTCATAAAATCCCATCATAGTATTGGCATATAAATTAAAAATCATGCGAACGATATTTGCCTGATCTTCAACGATGACAAGACCTTGTCCTTTTTCTACCTTATATCCAAAAGCAGGAGATGACTGAAAATTTCCGCGAAGGGCGTTTTCTGTCATACCACGAAAAACGTCTTCCCCTAACTGGATAGAATAAAATTCATCAGTCCATTCGATGATCCGCTCAATAAGATCTCCATAAATGTCTTTTGTTGTTTGCTGAGTAGTACTGATTACATCAACATTGCATTTTTTGCGTAACATAGATTTATAAACAATGCTTTCTTCTTGGTTTCGTGCAAAACGATTAAATTTCCAAAGAAGTATTGCTTCAAAAGGAGAAGCAGGCTTCGTTTTTGCCAATCCGATCATTCGCAAGAAATCATGACGCTTTTTTGCTTTTCTTCCAGAAATTCCATTATCGATAAAAACATATTCGTCTGGTATATAATAACCATGCACATTTCCCCAGTCTCTAATACATCTAAGCTGTGCATCAGGAGACAGCTCTTCTTGCATATGCGTGCTGACTCTTATATAAGCAGCTGCAATTTTTTTCATGTTATCACCTTTTCCTTTTTATAAAATATTAAAAATTTGTACAAAAAATACACCCTTGCCGGGTGCCAAGAAAAAATGATATACTTTACTTGTTGAGGGAAAAGTATTTCATCTGTTCTTGACAGGTGCAAGTGTTTTTTCTGAATACCGCCTAGTTACCAGCTGGGCGGTATTTTTTTACCATTTTCCCGATATCAGCAAAATGGTTAATATTAAATTACAATACTGTACACTCTAAAGATATACTAGGAGGTACAGACTTGAATGTTAAAATTGAATATCATCTTTACCAGATCCGATCTGATAAAGGAATCAGCAGCAGGAAACTTGCTGAATTATCCGGAGTCAGTAAAAGTACGATCAACAATATCGAAAACAATCGTTATGAACCGACATTATTAACGATCTGCATGCTTGCAGAAGCACTGAATGTGTCTCCAGAAGATTTGTATTCATATAAAGTTACGCCATAATGTCCAACATATTGGACATATCATCCCAACATCTTCCAGTTTCTTTTGAAAAGATTATAATAAAAGAAAGAGGAGGATAAAGAAATGAAAGAATGGTATAGGCAGCAGATCAATAAAATGATCATGCATATTAATGATGAATTATTCTTAAAAAGAATTTACATCATCGTAAGAAATCACATCAAGAGGGAAGGCTAATCGTCTTCCTTCTTTTCTTTTTCAATAAATTTTTTTGCAAGATCTTCTGCAAAATTACAAATTACTTCTTGTGATTTATTATCTAATTTGCTAAAACTGCGCATGATATCAAGAATCGTATCATAAAAAGGATTTGATTCTTCTACTAAATTGGAAACCATTTCCGCAACATCATCTCCTGTAGGAAGAAACATTTCTCCTTGACCAGATCTAAGCCAATCCTCGTTTACATTAAATACGCGACAGATCAGAGAAACGACAGCGGTACTTGGCGAGATAACACCTGTTTCATATTTAGCAAGAGTATTACGTTTTATCCCTATTTTTTCAGCAAAATCTTTCTGAGTTAAATTTAATGATTTTCTTAAAGCTTTTAAACGTTCATTCAAATTTTTCACCTCTTTTCATTTATGTTTTAAATACAGTTTACTTCAAAAAAAAGAAAAAATCAACAAAAAATGTGATATAATCAACAAAAGGGATTGAATCAACAATAAGTTGTTGACAAAAGGAAAATATAAGTATAATATATGTGATATAGTCAACAAAGAAAAAGTGATATACTACACAAAAACAAAACACCAGGAAAGGAGATGAGAAAGAATGAAATTTAAGGATACTAAAATAACTGTACTCATTTTAATAAGCACAGTTATTTTAGCGCTAGCTTGTTTTAGACAATGGATCAACAAAAAACAAACTAGCAAAAATGATGTTGATACAATTTGTGAAAAAATAATAAACCAAATTAATCATCTTCAATCTTAATAAGACCTAGATTTTCTAATGTGTCAATAGTGCATTGAACAGATAATTTAGAAAGAATAGGAAGAGAATTTGCCATAAGAGCTGCAAAGAAATCTTCAAAATGTGATGATTCATCATGGGACAACTTAGACATTTCTAAAAAATCAGCTTTTAATTCAATTAATTGACGTTTTTGTATTTCTGCACAAATTGAATTTAATTCAGAACGTTTCATAAAAAACTCCTTTCGTAAGACTTGGGAATGGCAGTTCCCTGTAAGTCAATTATACGGAAAAGGATGTAATTAAACAAGATAACGAAGCAACAGGAAAGGAAGGTGAAGTATTGACAGAACAAGAGATCAGGGACATGGGAGTCCGATGTGCATTAAGACATATGGATTCTCTGAGAATACAGGCAGCAGAAAAAAGAATGGCAGAATTTATAGAACCATGCGAGAATTGTCCAGAACTAGAAACTTGTGGAGCTGATTGGTCAAAGACTACAAGACTAAATAGAGAAGAATCTGGATACATCAAAAAAGCACCGAATAAATCGGTGCCATAAATAGTACTTAAGCGGACTGGAAAAGTGGACAATTTCTTTTTCCATAAGTACATTCAGAGATTTTAGGACATGAAAAATCCATTTTTTTATAATGTTTGTTTAATGTTTGTGTCTTATGAATTCTTTGACACAAAATGGAAATTTCCATTTCTGAATTAGTGTAAGGACAGACTGCTTTAAAATGTTTTGTTTTTAATTCACACATAATGAACCTCCTTCCGTAATTACTTGGGTGTGACAGCACCCTGTAAATTAATTATACGGAAAAGGATGTAATTAAACAAGATAACGAACAGCAGGAAAGAAAGGTGAAAGGAAATAGAAAAAACAGAACTAACAGAAAAGGACATTTATTGCATTGCAAGAATTATTCAAAGTTCTGTATTTGCAGGCGGATGGATATTTTATGGATGCCAATATTGTAAATACTGGAAAGAATGCGAAAAGTCTTTTGAAAATGAAAATGGGAAAATGCATTATGACGTAATTATGAAAAAACTCCAACAGATTACTGGCTTGGATATGGGATTGAATGCAAGTAATCTGCCAGAGAAATTTCAACGTAATCTTAACCAGGAAAGAAGGTGAAACATTGACAGAGCAAGAGATCAGAGACATAGGAATCAGATGTGCATTAAGGCATATGGATTCTCTAAGAATGCAGGCGAAGGAAGAGAAAAAAGCAGATTTTACAGAACCATGCAAGAACTGTCCAGATATAGAATCATGCAACTGTGATTGCAGTACAACGACAAAAAAGATTGCAGACGAAGCAGGATATAACACCGATTTAGTAGGTGGAACAATAAATCTATATCGAATGAAAAGCATGGAAGTTATTGTGAATGAAAATGAAAAAGGAATGTCATTAGACATTAAAACAAAATGTCCGGTAAAACTAAGAGAACCAGGACGATTAATAAGAGGCATATATAAAGCTCGTTTAAAAGTAGCTAAAAAAATTATACGCAAAGAAAAGGAGAAGGCAAAAAAAGAAAATAAAGAAGAAGAGTTTAAAAATAAAGTGCAGCAAATTATAAACATAATGAATGTATGTGGGAATTTGGTGTTGGTACAGGATGAAAAAGAAATTTTAAGACTTATAACTTGTGGAGATATTGGACTCGCAGAAGAACTCTTTGAGAATATAAAAAAAGAACTCTCCGAAGTAATAACGGAGAGTTAAGGAATTATAAAAGATTTTTGATGTTCTCAAGAATTTCTATAGCTTGAGAAAGTATAACATTACTCTTCTTTAAAAGTTGTTCTAAAAATGTCAAAGCTGCAAGAATTGTTAAGGCATCTTGTTTTATGACTACAGAAAGTTTAATGCAAAGATCTTTTATTTTATCAAATATGGCTTGAGGAACGAGCTGATTAGACTGTTTTACAGTAAGACTTGCTTTGAGTTCAGCAATCTCTAAATCAATATGATTGCATTTAGACAGCCGATCATGCGTGAAATTAGATAACTCTTTATGTGTTGCCAAAATAGTGTTCTCCTTCCTTATTTACTTGGACGTGGCAGTGTCCTGTAAGTTCATTATAGGAAGAAAGATGTAAATAAACAAGGAGAATACTGTTTTGGCAACACAGGAAAAAGTAAATAGCAAATAAGGCAGCAGATGGATTGACACTCCGTCCGATCAAAATGCAGGCATTTGACATTGCCTGACTGCGATCCAAAGAAATCCTTAACTCCGTACACCACGCGGAGAACTCCCCTTAAAAATAATCATTATTATGTGAATAAATCGGGCGGAGTGTCAATCCATTTGCAACACAAAAGAAAGAAGGTGGAAATATGACAGAGAAAAGAAAAGAGATGTTTGAAAGAACAGTGGAGAACCTTAAGAAACTGGACAAGGAATCCTTGGCAATCGTAAAGGCAAGCATCGAGATTTTGGCTGCACGTCAGCAGATGGATGAGAACACTCCAACGAATGCTGCATAACAGACAAGCAGATACAAATAGACTGAGAAGAGAGGAGGGAACGCTATGGAAGAATATAAGGTAAGACGATTCGTAAATGACAAAGAAGTAAGAGAACTGACACCAGAACAGAAAAAGATGATGGCAGTGACAGTGATCAGAGCCATCGGAGCAAAAGAAAAGAAAACAGCCCGGTGAGATTCCGGGCAGGAAGGACAAGCATAAAATGGGACCAATGCAAATGAAATTATTAAACGAGATAGAGAAGTCAATGAGATTGAAGGAAAATGGAATGAATATAGCATCGGTGGTAACGCTGCAGGAAGCATGTGTAGAAGCAGCAAGAGATGTAAACGAGTACATATCTCCGTTATGTGACGCAACAGTACACATTACGATTGGAGTATTAAGATATGTTGCAGATCTCCTGGAAGAGGAGGGGGGCTAGATGAATCAGGAAAAGAAATGGCAAAAAAAGTGCAAGAAGCCCTACATAGCTCAACGACAGTAGAAGCATACAAGTATAAAGAGGAGAAAAAATAGTGATGAGTGAAAATAAAAAAGGCCCAGGAAGTAGCCTAGCTAACTCCCAAGGCACAAATAAAAGTTCAAACAAATTATATCATGAAAGAAACGAAGAAAGCAAGATGAATGTCAGTACAGCTATAAGCGTGCTGAAAAATAATATCGAAAGATATGATGAGCAAAGGGAAATGCAGGGATATATAACAACAATAGCAAAGGGCTTAAATGACGAGAATCCAACGATATCTGCAATGAGAAAAGCAGTTGAAATACTGGAAAATATTAAAATAGTATATCAAAAAACTGTGATTCCAAATGAATTATATAGAGATGGAAACATTGAACATGTAAAGAAAGGCTCTGCTATAGGAATGGCAGATGAGCTGATTAATTATATAGAGTTTAAAGACAGGTATATCTTGGAGCTTGATCAAAAAGAAATAGTAGGAAAATTGATGATCGTAGATATGCGTAAAGGAGCAAAAAATGAGTGATAAGACAGGGAAAATGATTCTGATCAAAGATGGAGTAAATATCGACATCTTTGATGATAAAAATATGAGTGATCGAGTGTTGATGTTTGATTATCCAGAAGGAACGAACATGGAGCAGCTGCATGAGTTTTATAAGCTAATAGGAAAAGAATGTGAGATTGTAGAAGCTGTGCATCCAAAGAGACTATACACACTAACAGAAGAACAGTATCCAGTGCTAATGCTTGTAGATGAAGAGTATTTATATCATAAAACAGCGCAGGTCAATCCGATTGCTTCATATCTGTACGGAACAGATGTTCATGGACATCCAATCAATGGGAACGTTCTGATTATTGGAACGAAAGAAGGGTTAGACGGAATGGAATTCTGTGGAATGAATGAAGAGCAAGCCGTAGAATTACGTGAACGACTAATAACAATTAGACAGCATTTAGAATAAGGAGATCAAGATGAGATTGACGATGAGAAATCATAAATCTTATACATACAGAGTTTCCCTGATTCGCGTGGATAATAACTGCGCGATCGGGGACATTGTGGACAAGCTTGGTAAATATGAGGACATATGTGATGATCCGGAGAGATTGAAAGAAATAGTAAAAGAAAAAAGCATCCCGGAACAGTAAACTGGGATGCTTTTTCAATGCCATATTGTGGATTAAAAACCACAAATATAGTATAGCAAATTAAAAACGAAAAAGCAAGGAAATAAGCGGTTCGAATCCGCTTTTAAGACTTGATAAAAGTATTAAGTTTGAGTAAATACTAATAGATTAAACGAACAGTACAAAGAGGAGAGACAAGATGCCATATTGGATTAGAAGAGTGTACGCAGGCAAGACAGTAGAGATAAAGAAATACTACAGCCGAAAGCATAAACCAAAAGAGAAGAGAGCCAAAACTGGAGAACCAAGTAGACTAGAACAGGAGAATGTAAATATCAGAAGACAAACAGAACAGCTAAGATGGAAATTAAACTGCAACTTCCAAGCAGGAGACATGTTCATAACATTTTCTTACAGAAAGGACGAAAGACCAGACACATACAAAGAGATGTTAAAGCAGAAGGATAAACTGATCAGAGATCTAAGAAAACAGTATAAAAAGATTGGAAAAGAATTTAAGTATGTATATGTGTTGGAAACAGGAGACAAAGGCGCAAGGCACATACACATGGTGATTGAAAGCATTGATACAAAAGCAATAAAAAAATGCTGGGATCGTGGACGAATTCACATCAAGCTTCTTGACGACACAGGGCAATATGGGAAACTAGCATCCTATCTGGTGAAAGAAAAAGGACGTAAAAAAATGGAGAAATACGGGGGTAAGACATACTCCCCCATCTAGGAATTTAAAACAACCACACATCGAGAAAGATGTGATCTGGGAATGTGATTTCTTCAGAGAGGATGCAAAAAGTCCAAAAGGATACTACATAGACAAGCGTCACGATGAAAACAACGGTGGAGTACGAAAAGGAAGTACAGAAAGAGGATATAAATTTGTAGAGTACATTTTAGTTCAAAATGGATACAGATCTTGGAACATAGACGATGGAGGGTAAAGAATGAGTAGAGCAAGAAGACAACAGTACATGCTAAGAACAGAAGCAAGCGAACAAGAAGCAGTGATCACGATCTGCAAGTTCATGGAGAACCGTTATCCAGAGCTGAAACTATTGCATCATTGCCCAAATGGTGGAAAACGTGATCGCGTAAGTGCAGCAGTCTTAAAAAGACAGGGAGTAAAGGCAGGCGTACCTGATCTGCACCTTCCAGTGCCAAAAGGACAGTATGCAAGTTTGTACATCGAAATGAAGTACGGAGATGGGAGGCTTCAAAAGGAACAGAAAGAATTCTTAAAACAGGCAGCAGATTATGGAAACTTCGTTGCTGTCTGCTACAGCCAAGAGATCGCGCTAAAAGTGATCGAAGATTATGTAACACTAAAAACAGGAGAGATAATGCCGATTGAGAACAACCAGGTGTTGAAAAGATGGGAGGAAAAGAAATGGCAAAAGTAATAAAGATGGTCGCAGCGTTTGACTATCCGAATACAATGGAAAAAGTATTGCCGATAGAAGAGATTGTAGAAAGAATAACCGAAAAAGGTTACAAAGTAGAAATCGGCAAAATAGACATGATGCTTATGCAAACTGAAGGAAAACGTATTAAAGTTTACGAAGAAACTGAATTGTAGAAAACAGAGGAGAAACAAAATGGAAGCAAGAAAATGTGATGTGTGTGGAGGATTCTTTTTGCCATATATAGCATCAAATAAGATTGGCGGTAAAAGTGATTCATATAACGAGATAATAGTAAAAGAAAAAAGGATGGGATTAAAAAACGCAAATAGATATAAAGAATATGACGTCTGCGGAAAATGCAGCAAAGAATTAAATAAATGGTTAAAAGGAAACAAAGAAAACTAAGATAACAAATAAATAGCCATATTAGGAGGAAAAATCATGAAAGTAGTTGGAGTTGGAAACTTAAAAGGTGGAGTCGGAAAAACAACGACATCAACATCTCTGGCGTATCTGTTAGGAAGATATGGGAAGAAGGTGCTGATGGTAGATGCAGATGCACAAGGAAATGCTTCAGGAACTATGGGGGTATATGATCCGAACGAAAAAGGACTTGCCGGAATATTACTGGAGCAGCAAAGTACAGAAGAAACGATCAGACGCACAAGATATGAGAATGTGGATATTATCCCGGCAAACATGTGGCTGATGCAGGCAAACGCTCAACTGCTCTATAGTATGGAAAACCAGATAGATCGCATTGAAAAAATGCTGAATGATGAATGTATCAACAACAAATATGATTATGTGATCTGTGATTGTGGATTGTTGCTTGATGTAACAGTGCTAAATGTGGTTAAAGCATCGGATTTGTTAATAATTCCGGTCAAAGCAGGAGGTTATGGAATTGATGCGGTTGAAAACATGATTGAGCAGACAAAAGGAATTCATGAAGGGCAGCAGGTCAAGGTCTTAATGACGATGAAAACTGGGAATATAACAAACAAAGATACAGCACAGTGGCTAAGAGATACATATAAAGACAAGATGTTCAAAACAGAAATTAGAAGATCAGTTGTTGCAGAAAAAGCAGAAACAGCAAAAAGACCACTTCCAGAAATGTCAAGAGGAAGCAATGCAGCGAAAGATTACAACAACGTGATCAGAGAAATTATGACAGACGAAGAATGGAATGCAGCACAAGCGTATATCGAATCAAAGCGAAGAAACAAGAAGACTGGAAGATTCCAGAAAGTAGACTAGGAAAGGAGGGAAAAGACATGGCAGGATTTAACGTAATGGACATGCTTAATAAGACAAGCAAAGAAGGAATCGAAGAGAAGCCAAAGGCACGATTCAGAACAAAAGACATAGATATCTATAACATTTACGCAAACGAAGACAACATAAGTGATCAGATCGGCATCGATGAAAAGGCAGCAGAGATCAAACTTCTTGGACTGCTACAGCCATTAGAAGTTATGTATGAGCCTAACCAGAGCGGAGAAGAATACAAGCTGATCGGTGGCGAACGAAGATGGAGAGCATTAAAGAAACTGGTAGAGGAAGAAGATCTCCAGGAATTTAGGGAAGCAACATGCCAGATCAGAAAGCCACGAAGCAAAAATGAAGAGATCATAGAGCTATGCATCTCCAACAGTTACAGAAAAGCAACACCAGAAAAAGAACTGGAAAGAATCAAATTATTGACGGATGCACTGAAAGATGCAAAGGCAGCAGGAGAGAAGATAATGGGCTACGATCTAGAATCTGGAAGACTGAGAGACATAGCAGCAAAGATTCTTGGAAAGAAACCGACACAGATCGCAAATGCAATGAGCATCAACAACAATTTGATTCCGGAGCTGAGAGAACTCCTGGGAAAACAGGAAATCAGCTTTTCGACAGCGGTAGAGATCGCAGGACTGGAAGAAGATGAACAGGAAGAGGTATACAGCTGGTATCCTGACAAGATCATAACTGTTAAGGCGATAAGAGAATACAAGCAACGCATCCTGGAAGAACAACAAGAAGCAGAGCTAAAGGAATCAAGACAGGAAGCCGAAGCGGACGAAACCGAAGAAGAGGAAGAAGCAGAGATTGAAGGACAGATGGAACCGGAAAGAGGCTATCCGGAATACTGTCCGGATCAGGATGAATTAGAAAAACAGGCATTAGAAGCGTTTGCAGAGTATATGCAATATGATGTTAACAGTGCAGGCATAAAGAATTTATCTGAATTAAAAGAATACATGAAAAACAGATATAGAACCTCTGGGGGAACATTATGTGGAGTAAATGGATTCGACGGATGGTACGATTGCAGAAACGGATTTATAACGTTAAGTGCTGATAATGGTGACGATGATCCTTTCCATGAGGTTGTGAAAAAGACAATTGTTAAGATGGCAGATGCAATTAGCGAACTAATTAAATTTGATACAGAAGAACAAAAGACGGAACGTGTGGAGATTCCACAAACGAACAAGGTAGAAGTGCCAGAAAGCGAAACAGACGAGCGAAGACACCGCTTAAAGCTTGCAAAGATGTTCTTTGATGCAGTAAACACAGGAAAGAAGTCATTCGAACTGCGAAAAAACGACAGGAACTATCAGATCGGGGACATCCTGGAACTGCACGAGATGAGCGATGGAGAAGAAACAGGAAGAGTAACAGAGAAACAAGTGATCTATATCCTAGAAGGATTTAAAGGATTGGAAGAAGGATACTGCATCCTTGGAATATCAGAAGTGGAGGGCATATGAACAAAGTAATGTTGATGGGCAGATTAACCAGGAAGCCTGAGATAAGCTGGAATGAAGACGATCTGTGTATAGCAAGATTCACACTAGCGGTAGATCGCAGATTTAAGCGAGAAGGGCAGCAGGATGCAGACTTTATCGGATGCGTTGCATTTGGCAAAGGCGCAGAATTTGCAGACAAATGGCTGGATCAAGGAACTAAGATCGCACTGGAAGGAAGAATCCAAACAGGGAGCTATACAAAAACAGACGGAACAAAAGTGTACACGACGGAAATCGTGGCTGAAAACATGGAATTTGCAGAAAGGAAAGAATAAAGAACAATGATCGAAGGGATAAAGAAGATCAGACAAGCATTTGCGAGGATAACAAAAAGACTCAAAAAAGAGCAAAAAGAAACGCAAGCAGATGAAAACACAAAAGAAATACCTGAAAAGGAAGTAGTGTTTGGAGATGGAGAACGCCCGATAATAATACCAGGCGTAATAACACAAAAAGAGAAAACAAGTGATGGATGGCTCGTGTATGGGATACGAGGGGAAACGCATCCAAAAGTTGTGGAAGTTAAAATCTGCAAAAGAAAAAGAGAAGCAAGAAAGCAAAAGAGAAAGCTGCATAATGCAGGAAACAATGAAAGAAAAATGAATGGACAGCCGCTAAAAAGATTTATAGCAAAGCAAAAGGTCAGAAAAAGAAAGGTGTCCGAATCGGACACAATGAAATGATGCACTACTGGTAGTAACCAGATGCAATATACCACAGTAACTATTAACAAAAATGCATAAGAAACAAAGAAGTCATGTATAAGCCATGAGATCTATTAGCCTACTGCCGAAAAGGCAGCAGGCGGAAAGGAGAACAGACAGCTTAGTTCTCTGCCTGATTAAGATTCTTTAGTAACTATTAACAAGCAAAACGATCACAAACATATTTTTTCAGATTCTTTTAAATGTAAATTTTTTTAACGATACTAGATTTAGTTTTTACAATTATTTTTCAAATCACAAAACAAAAAAAGAATCACAATGAATTATACGATCAGGCAAAAAGAAACAGAACAATGATCACGGATAATGCATTGGCTCAGGTAGAGAACTAAGCTGTCTGAGAACAAAACTATGCAGTACACAGAAGAATTTAAAAGAGGCGTCGTAAGAATGTTACTAGCGTCAGGAATGACGAGAAGAGAATTTGCAGCTAAAACAAAAATAACATTGCTGACATTAAGGAAGTGGGTAAAACAGTATAAAGACGAAGAGATAGAAAAAGTAGACGATAACAATCGGAAAAAATATAGCGAAGAATACAAAAAAAGAATTGTAACTCAAATGTTATTTGACGGAATAACATACAAAACAATGGCAAAGAAAACAGGAATAAGTCCACAAATGCTGGAGTACTGGGATAACAAGTATCGCTATATAATAATCGCCGATCATGAAAAAATGATAAACAAAAGAAGAAAGAAAGTTAAAACAGGAGCAACGTGGCACCGATACGGAGCAGGAGCAGGAAGGTATGAATAGGAGAAAGAAAATAATGGGAACGATTAGAGACAGAGTAGGAAAGATTCACATGCACACTCACGGAGTAAGCTTCGGAATTCCAGAGTATCTCGCAGAAAAAGGACTAGATGTAAATATAGAATATGTTGGAGATGGAACGGAAAATAGTGTACTGGCAATCGAAATATTTAAAACTAAAAAAGTAGAAAAGGAAGAAGAACATGACAGATTCAGATAAAGAAGTATTATATGCATGGGAAAGAATTTCATTTTTGTTAAAAGGAAAGGAGATAGTGAAGATCTATGCTGATACAAGTCGAAGATAAAACGATTTTGAATACGCAATGTATACGAGATATATGGATTTACAAACATCAGTTCAAAGATAATGAAAAGAAATACTATGTTGAATGTGACATGACAGGAGGTATGTCTAAAACTGTTAAGACATGCAATACAAGAGAGGAAGCAGAAAAAGCACTAGAACAAATACTTAGTCAGTACGACAGAGGACAGAGAGTCATTAAGATCAAGTAATTGTCAAAGAAAGTTAAGGAACAACTAATATATCAATTATGGAGGAAAGAGAACATGACAGATTCAGATAAAGAAGCATTGTATGCATGGGAAAGAGATAGAATTTTCTCAGAAGATTATAAAGGGACGTTTGATTCAATTAAAGAATGCATTGAGGATGCTAAATCAGAAGGATTTAAGCCTGGACAAATGATTTACATCGGAAAATGTATAGAACCAGATATTAGTTGCGGAGTGTGGTTTGACAGAGTGTTAGAAGATGTACAAGATGCAATGTATTCTGATTACGGAGATAATGCAGAAGATTGGGATTTGTCCGTAGGAGATATAGAAGAAAGACAAGAAATATATGATAAATATGAGGAAAAATTAACAGATCTAGTAGAAGACTATATTAAAGAGATTGGAGCAGAACCTAATTTTTACGATGTTGTAGATATAAAGCCTATTATTATTGAATAAAAGGAGCAATACATTCAACAAGTTGCTTGCTGCAAGCTAAGAAAAAAATGAAGCATCCGGTTGATCTCTGTCCGTAGTAACCAACAACCTAAGATTGTTGTTAAAAAAGTCGTAGTAATAGTCGTGGTAGTTGTGGGTTTCGGGATGATCTTAAGCGACAGGACGTAAAAAGATGATCACATATGCGGACAGAGATCAGCCGGATGGACTGAATTACATATAGGAGGGATGAGTTATGACGAGAGAAGAAAAGATAGATGAATTATACAATTTTTGCAATATGCATGATAGCTGTGATCAATGCGAATTTAATGATCTTTCATTAGATTGTGAGTTTGAGGATATGTGTAATAAAAAGATTGATAGATTTTACGATGTGATGGTCGGGCATGAAACTAAAGTAGGAGAAGATATCACAAAGGAACAAAAAACCATTGCTGAAATTGTAGGAGCTGTAAAAGAAGATCGAGAGAAAAGCAAAACGGTGACAGACATTCTGGAAGAAGTAAAGCAGAAGATGTGTGATGGTTATTGCAAGTACCCAACTATTGTAAATGATAGAGAAGAACTATTTGCAAAAGACGGTCCTTACATGGCATGTCCGCTAAATAAATTATAGGAGGGAAAAAATGAACAAGAGGAATGATGAAGAAAATGCATGCTTGGTTATACAGTGTGAAAATTGCGGAAAATTGCATGTATATAAAAGAAGAAAAAAAGATGGAGAAGCATGCTCATATTGCGGTGGTGGACCGATGTGGATGATGGGGAATGCAATCATGCATGAAAACAAAGAAAACCAAGTAAAAATTAGAGTATCTGTGGAACGTGAAGAATTGGACAGGCTCATGAAAGATATGGATAACGATAGTTGCATTCATTGTGAGAAGGAAGTGATTGATAATGACTGACGAAGAAAAAAGAATGGTGGAACTTAACAACTACATAGATGACTTGAACATAGATGCCTTGATTAAATTTATGAATGGGGAAAGCGATGACTTTGAACCGATTCCGACACTAAAGGAAGTTGATGACTTGAACAAAGATGCCTTGATTAAATTTATGAATGGGGAAAGCGATGACTTTGAAACGATTCCGATACCAAAGGAAGTTGATGACGATAACAGGCGTTAATAAGCTGGCAAATGAAGCTTATGACAAGATAAGGAAATTGAGCAAAATTAAGATCGAATGTTTGGAGGCAAAATGAACGATTTATTAATTAAAGCACTTATTACAGTAATGGTAATAAATGTAGGAATGCATTTTTATTATGATTACAAAAAGAATACATACCAAAGCCTAAAGTTTTTAATATTAACGGTATTAATGGCAGTTGAGGTTGGAACAGCATTAACAAAACAAGAAATAGATAATGTATGGGAAAAAATGACGATAATAGAGCAAAAAATAGAAATGCAAGAGAAAGAAAAGAAGCCGGAAGAATTGAACAAAAGGAGTGATACAAAATGGGACAGCAAGATTGTACGTGCCTTAAATGCGATCACGGAGGAGAAAGAGAAAAGCGAGTCGAATGCAGAAGAAAGTGTACAGAGTTTGTTGCATGGAAACTAAGTATGCAGGCGATAAGAGAAAAGAAGAAAGAAGATAAGAATAAATTCTATTCGGAAACGAAACTAAAATATTACAGGCGAAAAGCGATGAATAAAAAAATTTGGACGGAAAAGGTAGCAGATCGTCGACTGGAGGAGATAGGATGCAGAATATAAGACCGGTATCAGAGAAGAAATGGGACATAAGCAATCACGCGTTTTATCAAGCGTATCATTTTGCAATGAGATACAAAGAATTTAAGGACATTCTTAGATACAAAACAAATACTGTTGGTAGTCCTAAGTTCGGAGATACGACAGGATCTGGAGTAACAAAGAGTGTAACAGAGGAATTGGCAATCAAAAGAGCATGGGCGAAGAAAAATTGCAAGATGATAGAAGAGTCAGCGAAGCAAGCAGATCAGCAGCTGTACAAGTACATACTCAAAGCAGTAACAGAAGAAGGAATAACATATAAGTATCTGAAGACAGTAATGAATATACCAGCCGGAAAGAACTACTTCTACGAAAAGAGGAGAAAGTTTTACTACATCTTATCAAAGAAATTAGACAATTAAGAAGGGAGAAGAATATGAACGAAGATATGAAGATTGGAGCTAAAATTGCTCTAGAAGGAGTAAAAGAAGAATTAATAAAAGTAAGAGCAGAATTGAAAAGAAAGGGGTATGACAATAGAAGAGGATTTACGACAATCGAAGCATATATAGATGATTCGATAAAAGAATTAAAATGAAAAGAAATGTAAAATAAATAAAATAAAGGAAAGAGAGGGACTCACATACAATTTAAAGTGCTATTATAGTAGCATGAATTAAAAAGGGAACGAGAATGTAAGCCATACGGCAGCAGATCTTGTTTCCTTTTTATTATTATATGGACCTCTAGCTCAGTTGGTCAGAGCAGTCGGCTCATAACCGATCGGTCTAGGGTTCGAGTCCCTGGAGGTCCAGTAGAAGGAAGTGATACAATGCCAATTTATAAACGATGCAGCAAATGTGGGAAAAGAATTCCATCCGGTACAACATGTGAATGCATTAAGCAGATCAGACGGCAGCAGAAGAAGGAACGAGATAAGGACTACGATCAGCACCGAAGGAACAAGACACGCGCTGCATTCTACAAGACAAAAGCTTGGAGATTGACAAAGGAAGATGTACTCACACATTACATGTACATAGATCTCTATGCATACTATCACGATGGCAAATTCATACCAGCGACAATGGTTCATCACATTGTTCCGATATCGACAGACTATGCGAAGAGACTAGACAGAGGAAATCTTATAGCGTTAAGCGACAAGAGTCACGGCATAGTGCATAAAGCGATGAGAGAAGGAAGAGAAGAAGAGATCATCCGCTTGCTTCTTGGATACAAAGAGAAATGGAAGAAAAAGGAAAATTCAGAGGTGGGAGGGGTGGTCAAATTGTTTTGATCATTCCTATAGACCGCACGCCCTAGATTTCTTTTCACAAAATTCTAAATATAAAATTTGAAAAATGAAAGGAGTAAGAAAATGCCACGCAAACGAAAACCACTTGCAACACAAAAAGGGAATCTGACAGTTGCACAACAGGAAGACAAAAAACTGGAAGAACGACTTGTGCTCACAGGCAAGGAAACCCTAGCAAAACCGCCAACTTGGCTCATTGATGCCAGGGCTAAAAATGAATTTAAAAGACTTGTAAAAGAGTTCGAAAAAATGGAAATTGATGTGATCGGTAACCTGGATGTGAACAACCTGGGGTGCTATTGTAATGCGTTTTCTTACTATATTTCAGTTACAAAACAGCTCAAAAAAGAGAATAAAGTGATTAAAAAACCGACTCAAAATGGCGAAATTTTGGTTAAAAATCCACTGTGTGATCTGCAAAAAATGTATTCAGAGGAGATGAGGAAGTTCGCATCGATGTGTGGACTCACGATAGATTCGAGACTGAAAGCGGCAACGATTGCGAGAGAAGGCATTGATAACGAGATCAATGATGAATTCGGTGACATATGACAGTAAAAAACAGGCTGATCAGGTATGCAACCGACTGCATTAGCGGAAATATAATCTCTTGCAAGAAGCATAAACAGGCATGCAGCAGATTCTTGAGAGATGTGAAAAGGGAAGAAAGTGGGGAAGCCTCTTTTTACTGGGACGACCAGGAAGCACAAAAAATTATCAAATGGTTTAGCTTACTGCGACATTCAAAAGGAGTCCTAGCAGGAAAGCCGATCAAGCTGACAGAATGGCAGCAGTTTCATTTGTGCCAATTGTATGGTTGGAGAAGAAAAGAGGATGGGTATAAGCGGTTTAAGAAAAGTTTTATAGAGGTTGCACGAAAAAACGCAAAGAGCCAGGAAGAAGCAGGCGTTGCATTGTATGAGATTTCTGTGCAGGCAACAAAAAATAAAGAAGTTTATGAATACTATACAGCAGGTGTGAAACGAGATCAGTCTAAGATCGTATTTGAAGAAGCAAAACTGATGCTGAACGGATCGCCATTGAGAAAGAAGTTTAAACTTACAAATAATGCGATCACACATGTAAAAACAGGAAGCTATATAAAAGCATTGTCAAAAGAAGATGGAAAAACTGGAGACGGAACGAACCCAGCCGGGCTGATTGTAGACGAGTACCACCAGCACAAAACAACAGAGTTTCTTGACCTTGGACTTGGATCGAATACAAAAGAATCTTTGTTGATGATCATCACAACAGCTGGAATGGATCTGACGTATCCTTGCTATACACAGGAATACGATTACTGCAGCAAGGTGTTAGATTCTAATATTGATGTTGAAAATGATACATATCTGATTGACATCATGGAAATTGACCAGGGAGATGATATTGGAGATGAAGAAAACTGGAAGAAAGCGAATCCAATCAGAATGTCATATCCGGCCGGGCGAGAAAAAATCCGTGGAGATTACGAGATCGCAAAGGTAATTCCAGAAAAAATGATAGCCTTTTTAACAAAAATGCTGAACATGTGGGTACAGCAGAAGGAAAATGGCTACATGAATATGGAAAAATGGAAGAAATGTGAAGTGAAAAAACTTCCGATCGACATCAAAGGGAAGCCAGTTTATGTTGGCTTCGATATGTCTTCCAAAATTGATTTAACGTCAGTAGCGTTTGTGATTCCGTATAGAAATGGGAAACTGGACCAGACAGGAAGAGAAATCACAGAATACATTGTATTATCTCATTCGTTTATTCCAAACCAAGAAAAACTAATGGAAAGAGTATTCAGGGATAAAGTTCCATATGATGCATGGGAGAGACAAGGATTCATAACAATAACAAATAGCGAAATCGTGGACCAAAACGTAGTAATGGATTACGTTCTTAATTTTTGCAAAGAAAATGAACTGGATATCCAGACATTATGCTTTGATCCGGCAAATGCAAGTAAGATCATGATTGATTTATCGAATGAAGGCTATATTGTTGAAGAAGTTTATCAGAGCCACAAATCCTTGAATGAAGCAACAGAGGGATTCAGGGAAGAAGTGTACATGGGAACTGTATGCTATTTGTATAATCCGGTTTTGAATTACTCAATGAGTAATGCGGTGATTAAAAAAAATAATGGACTGATCAAGATCGATAAGGATGCAACATCCAAGAAGATTGATCCAGTAGATGCGACGCTGTGTGGCTATAAATTAGCAAGGTATCACGAATTTAACAATATCAGACAAGAAGCGTTAGATGAATTTTTAGCAAATGAATGGTAGGAAGAAAAATGGGAATAGCAGCAAACATTATAAATAAAATAACAAATTGGTTTAGGGGATCTCCAACAAAGGGAATGTCAGAAGAGGACTTTGCAGAATGGCTTGGAATTGGATACAGAAATAAGAGTGAATTGCGAGAGGTAACTTACTACACTTGCATGAAAATCTTATCGGAAACAATGGGGAAACTGCCAATTAAGGTTTATGAATGGCAAGGGAGCAAAGGAAAGGTTAGAGCAGATCCGGACGATACATCCAAACTACTAAATGAAAGACCGAATCCACATATGACACCATCTATATTCTTTGCAACAGTTGAGAACAATAGAAATCATTATGGGAATGGATATGTATGGATTCAACGAAGAATTTCCAGGAATGGAAGCGAAAACGTAGGCCTTTGGATTATGCAGTCAAATTGCGTGACACCGATCTATGATAACAAGGGAATATTTGCTGGAGAAGGCAAGATCTATTATCAATATACAGATCCGCTGGATGGAGAAATGTATGTATTTCCAGAAATGGATGTGCTGCACTTTAAAACGTCAATGACGTTAGATGGATTAACAGGAATCCCGGTACGAGATATGCTTGGAGATGTGGTAGAAGGGGCATCACAGAGCCAACAGTACATGTCGAATCTGTACAAAGGCGGAATGACTGCATCGATGGCACTACAGTATTCTGGAGAAATTGATGAATCAAGGATCAAATTATTGCAAAAGAAGTATGATAAGTATCTTTCAGGCCCGAAGAATGCCGGAAAGATTGTGCCAGTACCAGCAGGTATGCAGCTACAGCCATTAAATTACAAGCTGACAGATGCACAGTTCTTTGAACTGAAGAAATATACAGCGTTGCAAATTGCAGGAGCGTTCGGAGTCAAGCCGAATCAGATCAATGATTATGAAAAGTCGTCCTATGCAAACAGCGAAATGCAGCAGCTGTCATTCTTAGTTGATACTATGTTATTCCCTCTGAAACAGTACGAAGAGGAATTAACGTACAAATTGTACATAGGAACAGATAAAAGCTGTAAATTCAACGAAAAAGCGATCCTGAGGACAGACTCCAAGACACAGATGGAAATACTTGCTCAGGGAGTTCAAAACGGAATGCGTAAGGTAAATGAAGCACGAGAACTGTTAGATCTTCCAAGAGATCCGGATGGAGACGTGCTTCTTATGAATGGAAACTTTATTCCGGTCAAAATGGCAGGAGAACAATATAAGAAAGGAGAAACGAGTGCTTGAAAGAACTAAAATTTTATAACAAAGATCGTGACGGAAACACAAAAGTTTGTGGATCTATGACGATTAAGAACCAGACAGATTCCTCAGCGGATCTGTTTTTTTATGGGGATATTGTAAGCGAAACATGGCAGAGCGAATGGTATGAAGACGATATGGCACCGGGAGATGTAAAAAAATTCCTTGATCAGTTGGACGGAACTGAAAACATTAACATCCATATCAATTCTGGCGGTGGTTCCGTGTTTGGCGGTATTGCAATCTACAACATGCTACGCCGCAACAATGCACACAAGACAGTGTATGTTGATGGATTAGCAGCAAGCATCGCATCCGTCATTATGATGGCAGGAGATGAGATCGTAATGCCTAAAAATGCAACAGTTATGATCCATAAGCCATCGGCAAGCTATTTTTTTACAACAAAAAATGCGGATGATCTGCGAAAGGATGCAGAATCTCTGGATACTTGCCAGGAAGCGATAATGCAGACATACATGACAAAAGCCAAGGTAGACAAAGAAGAAATTGAACAAAAAGTAAATGATGAAACATGGTTAACCGGAGAAGAGGCAGCAGAGTTATTTGACATAAAAGTCGAAGAAGCAAACGATGCAGTCGCATGTGCCGGAAGCTCCATGTTTTTTTGTTACAAAAATGTCCCAACAAGCCTGACTGCGCAGGGTAAAAATGCCAAGAAAAAGGATGAGCAGAGGCCTTTAAGCAGACAGGATATAAAAGAAATTTTCAACGAATCTTTTAGCGAGTACCAGGCAAGGGAAAAAGAGAAAAAAGAACTATTAGAAAGCTTAAACAAGTATGGAGAAAGGAAACAGAATGGATAAGAGAGAAATTGCAGCAAAAATTACACAGAAGAAAGAAGAGATCAAGAATCTGATCTCCCAGGATAAGTTAGAAGATGCAAAGAATGCAAGAAAAGAAATGCAGGAGCTTCAGGAGAAGTATGATCTTCTTGATGAAATGGAAAAAGAAGAAGGAGATAGTGTAAAGAACCAGGCAGCAGCAGGAAAAGTAAACGAAATCAAAGGAAAGAAAAACGTAGTATCTGCACTTGTAAATGCATTAAGAGCTGGGTTTAAAAAGAAACCAGTTGCAAAGGAAGATATGGAAGTGCTGGATGCTATGAAAGAGGGATCTGACGAAGATGGAGGCTTAACAGTACCAGCGGATATCTCTACAACGATTAGAACACTAAGACGTTCCGAAGATGCCTTAGAAACGATCGTAAGGACAGAACGCACAACAAAGGTAAAAGGCAGCAGAGTGTACGAAGTGAATGCAGATTCAGTTCCATTCGATACAGTAGACGAAGAAAGCCAGTTTCCTGATGTTGCAACTCCAGTTTTAAAGAAAGTTGAGTATGTGATAAAAAAATTCGGTGGAATCTTAAAAGCTACATATGAACTGCTGGAGGATTCCGACGAAAATATTATTTCTTACCTGGAAAACTGGATTGCAAGAAAAGTAAAAGCAACAAGAAATGCACTAATCATTAAAAAATTGGATGAAATGACGGATGGTTTTGAAATTGAAGCAACATCTGTCGATGATCTGAAAAACATCTTTAACGTCGAATTAGATCCGGCATTAGTCGCAGGATCGAAAGTGTTAACAAACAAGAGTGGTTTTAACTGGTTAGACAAATTAAAAGACAAAGAAGGAAATTACATCTTACAGAAAGATGTAACAAATCCGTCCAAAAGATTATTATTCGGCACATATCCGGTTGCAGTTATGTCTAATAAGACGATCAAAAATGGAGCTGCTGGAAAGGTGCCGATTTATTGCGGAAACTTTGAAGAAGCGATCACACTGTTTGACAGAGAAAAGCTTACAATCGGAATTTCTACAGAAGCAGGAGATTTATGGAGTAAAGACCAGACTGGAATTAAAGTACGTGAACGATTAGACTGCCAGATCGTCGATGATATGGCGGTATATAAAGCAGAAATTCCGGCAGATCAGATCTCAGAACCAACAAAAAAATACAGAAGATCAGAACTGGAAGCAATGACTGTAGACGAAATTAAACAGCTTGCAACAACTAAGAGCTACACAATTACAAAGACAAAGAAAGATGAGATCATTGAAGAGTTTATCACAGCTCAGAAAGGATGATAAATGGATGCTGATGTACGTTCACAGCTTCTTGAAGAAGCGAGCGAATATCTAAAGGTTGAAGAAGACGATGTCGTATTCAATCTTGCATTTGATGCAGCATGTGAAACAGTGGCGGCAGCAGTTGGAAAGTTTGATGAAAACAGTGCAAGAATGAAACTTGCACTGTTTTTGATCATGCAGCAATTGTATGATAACCGATCTATCCTGGAAACAAAGAATAACGAGAAAATTTCGTACATTGCAAGAACGATCTTATTGCAGTTACAATTGGAAAATTATTCGGAGGATGAAGATGATTAACATCGGAGACATGAATAAAAAAATAGAGATCTATGGTTTTGGATGGGATAAGGATGAACTTGGACAAAAAATCAGAAAAGAAAAGTTAATTGCCAGAGTATGGGCAAAAGTTCGCCTGATCCGATCTTCCGAATCAATCAAGCTTCTGAAAAACGAAGCAACGGAAGAAATGCAATTTACGATCAGATATCGAAAAGGAATTGATAAAAACATGAAAATTCGATACAAGGATCAAATGTATGGAATTGATTCGGTAGAAAATGAAAACGAAGCGGATAGATTTCTGATACTGCATGCGGAGGCTGTAGAAGATGAAAATAAGAGCGAAAACAACATTTGTAGGTACATTTAACATGAAAAAAGATGAGATCAAAGAATGTGACGATCGAAGAGTCGTAAATGATCTGAAAAAACTTGGATTAGTAGAAGATGTACCAGAAGAAAAAGAATCGGTGTCCGATTCGGACACAATGGAGCAAAAAAACGATGTCAGATGAAATTGATTTTGAATTCGACACTGCTACGTTCGATGAATTACGAGAGAGTCTGGAGAAAGTAGCAAAGAGGTATCCGGATTATGCAGAAAAAGAACTAAAAAAAGAAGGAAGAGAATTCAGCAAGGCTGTAAGAAAAGAAGCTTTATCCGCTACAGATAAACACACAGGAAATCTTACAAAAGGATTCCGACTAGGACCAGTAAAGCATATCAATGGTGTAATCCTGGAAGAATTTATGGCAGAGGGAAGAAAAAATCCGCACTGGCATCTGGTTGAAAATGGTCATGAGATCATAACGCCATTTAAAAAGAATGGGAAAAAACTCAAAAATGGTGGTAAATGTGTTGGCTTTGTCCCAGGAAAAAGAATTGTATCAGCAGTTCTGAAAAACTGGGGCGGAAAGCACGAAGAACGACTAAGAAGAGTCTTACAAAGAGTAAAGGATGATGCAGGACTATGATCACGATTGATGATATGAAAAAAGCGGTCGTAGCCGCATTAAATGAGAACTTTGGTTATCCGTGCTATGAATTTGGAGTCGTAGAACAGATGGAATATCCGTGTTTCTTTGTACGTATCACAGAAAATGGAGAGCTGTACACGAAAAACAGGTATCAACAGCGTTACGCTGTAGAAATTGTTCTCATGCATGAAAGAGGCGAGCATGGACAAGAAATCAAAGTATTGAAAGATATTGAAAAAATAAAGCAAATCTTTTTATTTGCGATGCAGACGGAAAAGAAAAAGGTTCCGATAATGAATTTTGAAATGGAATACACCGGAGAACGTGGAAATGTTCCACGGATCACGTTTGATTCAGAATTCCTAGACAACTTATACAAACCATCGGATGCACCGCTAATGAAAGAATTAGAAATGAAGGAGGACTTAAACGATGGGAATGCCAAGCATTAACATTATATTCAGAGAACTTGCAAAGACATTTGAACAGAGAAATGACAACGGAATTGTTGCCTTAGTCCTTGCAAATAATTCTGGAATGAATCCGAAAGAATATAGACCGGGAGATGATCTGGATGCTTCGATTGCAAAAGATGCAAAAATACAAATCCAGTTTGCAATGGAAGGTGGAAGAGAAAAGCCGCAGAAAGTAATCTGCTTTTTTGGACAGTCTGAATATGCAGATCTTGATACGATCCTGGATGAACTAGACAATGTAAAATTCGATTATCTTACATTCGGATCAGCATTACAGGAAGATCAGAAAGCAAAAGTAACGAAATGGATCAAAGAAAAAAGAGAATCAGGAAAGAAAGTAAAGGCAGTTCTTGCAAATACAACAGCGAACGATGAAGGAATTATCAACTACACGACTGAAAGTGTGACGATTAGTGGAGAAGAATATGATGCTGACAAGTTTTGCTCAAGGATTGCAGGAATCCTTGCAGGAACACCGCTTACAATGAGCTGCACGTACACAGTTCTGGAAGATGCAGAAAGCTGTACAAAATTATCCAAAAAAGAAATGGATGAAAAGATTGATGCAGGGGAGTTTATTGTGTTTAGGGATGGTGATTACATCCGTGTTGCAAGGGGCATCAATTCATTAACAACTGTATCAGATACAAAAACAGATGATTTTAAAAAAATAAAGATGATTGATGTGATGGATCACGTTTCGACCGATCTTACAGATACGATCAAAAACAACTGGTTAGGGCAGTATCCGAATAATTATGACAACAAATGCTTACTATTAGCGAATTGCCAAGAATATTTGGATGGACTTGTATCAAGAACAATTTTATCAAGTGCGTCAATCGAAATTGACATCGAAGGAAACAAGAAATACCTAGAGAGCAAAAACGAAGACACTGTGAACATGACAGAAGATCAGATCAAAAAAGCGCTTACTGGGGAAAATGTTTTCTTAAGTTCACAGATGGGAATTCTTGACGCAATGGAAAACTTTAATATAGACATTGTAGTTTAGGAGGTACAAATGAAGACATTTGAAGATAATGACGTAATCAACGGCTCATGGGGAGAAGTATGGGTCGATAATGATTATATGGCACAAGCAACAGCACTGGAAGCAACAATCAAATTTACAAAAACAGACGTACCGCAGACAGGAAGATTGAATTCAGGAAAAAAAGTAACAGGTATCGAAGGAAGCGGAACGCTGAAATTAAATCACGCTTCATCTTATTTCAAAAAAAGAATTCTGACAGATATCAAAAATGGAAAAAACACACCATGCACGATTATTTCGAACTTAGATGATCCGACAGTGAATGGAAATGAGCGAGTTAAATTGTGA